AAAATATCCATCTGGCATTTTACCTCTTATAGACATCTTCACTTTATCATAAGTATCTTTTTTATCTATTTCAAAAGCCTCTTCAAACCAACCCCAACATAAAACTAAATTCGGATCATCAATAGTGATAGATGCTAACTTCTCCCAATCGTCTAACCCTCTAAAAAAAATTTTCTGTCCTGTCTTTTTATTTACTGCAGACATAGGATTAACTGTGAATTTCCATTCATCATACAATTTTAGTTTTTTTGCAGCCCATACCAAATCCGCAAAAACACTATCTTTCATTGTAAGACCTGTGTCTCTCATTGCTAATAAACATGCTCTAGGATATTTCTTTAATAAATACATCCATCTTTGTGCTATGTTTTTAGATTTTTTACTACCTTTAGAACCCATTAAGATTATTTCGTCTCCTTTAAAGTTCCAAAAAGTTGCATATCCTTTTCCGATTTGTTCCTGTAGACTTATTCTTTCTTTATTCACTGACATCATCCACCAATTCTACTAAATAGCCACCAGATACTTCTTTCTTCTCTATAAACGTTCCATACCTTTTTCCTAATAGTTCTGCACATTTTGTTCTATCTTGTAATGACGCATCCAATCCAAACTGGTCTTTTTCTTCTCCACGCATTACAGATGTTAAATATTGTAACACTTCATCTTGTGAAGCTATTCTTTTATCTTCTTTTTCTTGAAGTTTTATTTGAATAAAAAAGTTAAGTTTTGTTAAGTTTTCTGCTCCTATATTTTTCGCTGTCTTTTCACTGTAACCTGCTCTTTTTGCACTTTCTGTTGCGTTCGCTGTTTCTATATAGTAATCGATAAATCTTTTTTGCTTTTCTGTTAATTTCTTATATTTCTCTTCTATACTTTCATCCTCCACTAGCCTCACTTCCTTTTCTATACTCTTCTGCAAGATATTTCATTATTTCAACTTTACTATAACATTCATGATCTACAGAATATTTTTCTTCATATTCTATTTCATCTTCCGGAATATAATAATCTCCATCTTCTTTATAAAATACTTCTATTTCTTTTTCTATTAGTTCTCTTTTTAATATCTGATATTTTGTACTATACTTATCTAGTTTTTCATTGTAAAATTGAAAACTATTTATTCTATAAATTTTTCCTTTTTGTTTTAGAGCATATAGTAGTTTATTTATGTTTTGATTTATATTCAATCGTAAAACCACCTACTTTGTTTTTGTACTGGTTCTTTATATCCTTCTACTTCACATGCCTTTTCATAAAATTCACACCCTAGAGTTCCATCTATTTTATATACAATATGGCATAAGTCTTTTTCTCTGTTTTTACATATACTACATATTTCTTTAATAAATGTTTCATATATTGTATCTGACATATTTTTATCCTCCGTTTTTGTATAATAAAAGAGCCTATCTTTTTTGATAGACTCTTTCCGTGGAATTATATATTAACAGTTATCTGCTAATAGTAATTCTCGTGGATAATCTTTTTCTTCTAACAATACCTTTATTGCTTCATTTACTTCTTCTAAGGTTACTTTATCGTTAGCGTCTTTTTGAGCTATTCCCGTGATAGTTACTTCTCTTAATACTCTTTTTGCATTTTCTTTATCCATTTTATCCCTCCTCTCTCTTTTTATTTTTTCTCATTCTGTTTGTCTAATTGTATCACAAATTTGGAGGGATTACAATAATTTAATTTATTTTATTCTTACAGCTATGCGGTTTTGATACCATTATATGATAAAATAAAAACGAGCCTCTGTGGACTCGCTTTTGTGTGAAATTATAGGGGTAATTTTATGAATAAAAATCACTTCTTTTTAACCTAATACTATTTTAGCATGTTTTTTTAATTAAATTCCGCCAATTTTCCGCCAATTTTTTTAATTCTTTTGAAACTGCATAAACTAGATCACTTTTTCGTCTTTCGTATGTTCTTTCGCTAATATGTAAAATATTAATCACTTGCCATTTTTTATTAGCCTTTCTAAATTCTTCTTCAAATATTCCTTTAGAAACTTCATCTACCAGTTCCAGTGCTAACATAACGGCTTTATATTCCCTTAACGATTTCTGCAATTCTTTATCTTCTTGAAGTCTGATATATTGATTATAAACTGAGTCTGATATACTATAAGGTGGCTTCGGCATACCATCATTATCAGGTATACTTACTCCCATTATGTCTGCTCGTATATTAATAATATTCATACAGTTGTAGTTATATCTCAGTAAACACCCTACAGCTTCTTTATAATCTTTATTATCTAATCTCATTTGTTCCTCCTAGATAGATCTAACATATTTTTGTAAGTCTTTCGTTTCTGGTACAGTTTCTTTTACTAATCCTAAGTCAAAATTACTAAATGTTGTTGTAAATCCTAAGTCTTTTTCTTTATATAAATACATGTTGTCTTTTACTATCTTCACAAACTCATATGTATTCTTTCCTTTATGTATCGTCTTTGGTATTGTCATAATCTCTCCTTTCTTAATTCTTAGCTTTAAAATTATAGATTGGTTTTATTATTTTTTCTATTTCAACTGTATCTTTTATATTGTCTATAATCTCTTGCATAGGTTTATATACAAAAGGTGCTTCATCTATTGTTTCTTCTACTACACTTGATGAATAAACTTCTTTCATACTTTCTTTAAATTGCTCTAAGTTAAATATTTCTTTTGCTTTATTCCTTGACATTAGTCTTCCTGCTCCGTGTGGTGCTGAACAATTCCAATCTTCATTTCCTTTACCCATTGCAATTATTGCCCCATCTCTCATATTAATTGGTATTAAAACTCTTTCGCCTTTCTTAGCTGAAATAGAGCCTTTTCGGACTATATTATCTTCAAAGGAAATATAATTGTGTACTGTTTCAAACATTTTCCATTCAAATTTTCCATATTCGTTTTTATTTAAATAACTTTTAATTATTTCGTGAGCTATATTAACTCTATTACAGGTTGCATATTCTTGACATATTTTCATATCATGTAAATACATTTCTCTATACTTACCTTCTAAATAACACAAATCATTAGGTAGATTTGGTTTGTTATCTTTATATTCTTTTTCAAGATTTATTAATGCTTGTTGTATCTCTGATTTTCTTCCTTGCTCTTTATATGTTTTTATTATTTCTTCTTTTCTTTTAAACATTTCATCTTTACCAGAACACAATTCAATAGCTAAGTTTTGATAATAGTCTGCTACTTGTTTTCCTAGATTTCTTGATCCAGTATGTATAACTAGATATTTGTTACCCATATCATCTATATCTATTTCAATAAAATGGTTTCCTCCACCTAAAGTTCCAATTGCTCTATTAAATTTCTTTGTTTCTTTCAACTCTCTTAAACAGTATAATTCACTTATTTGTTCAAAATCTCTTAATTTATGTTCTCTTATGTTTCTTCCTGAAGGAATAACAACATTTATAACTTTATCTAATCTTTCTAAGTCTAGTTCTATTTTTCCTAATTCAACACATAACATACCGACAACCAATATCCACTCCAACAATATTTGGTATCACTTTATCTCCTAAATCAGCAGTAAAACCAATTACACAACCTTTCCCTGCGTGAACATCTGGCATTATTCTAACTTTGCAATTTTTGAAAGGCTCTTGTTCTAGTAATTCATTTATTTGTTTTATAGCTTCTTCTTCTATATTTTCTGTGAATATTTTTAAGTTTTTGTTCATATTATTTCTCCTCTACTTTCTTTTTAAAATATTCTTTTATGCAAGCTCTACAAGGTCTTTTTTCATCATCTGATATATATTCACATTTTCTATATGTGCAATCTGTTATTTCATATTCGCATAATTGATAATTGTAAAATATATCTTCTAACTTCTCAATTATCTTATCTTTCTTTTCTAGTAGATTTAATAAGTCTTGTGCCATTACTGTACTAATTTCTATGTCGTAACCAAATGTTTCTGATCCATTTTTATCAGTTGTTTCTATTAGCTTTTTTATGTATTTTTTTAGTTCTTCTTCTTTCATTACTCTTCACTCTCCAATTTATTTAAAATTTTTTCTAAATTAGCACAATAATGAGCTATGAGATTAGAAGGCTCGCTACTAAATCCATTGTTTTCACTCACCATTTCATGGTGTTTTTCAGTTAAGAAAATATAAATGTTTTTCAAATTCAAATAATCTTTAATACTTAATAAACCCATACTACTTATTCCTTTCTTCTAAGAGTTCTTGTAAAATTTTAATCGCATAATAATGGTCATCTGCATTATTCTATTTAATACTTTTATCCCATTCTTCTATCTTTTCTTTTACTTTTGATTTTGAAATATAATCAAATTTTAATATTTTATCAAGCATTTCTGGAGTACATGCTCGTGCTGTAAAATTTTCAAAATACCAATTTCTAGCATATTTTAGTCGTTCATTTTCTTCTTCTAACTCTTTATATCGTTTTAGTATACAATCTACTAAATTAAAGAAAAAATCTATATCTATTGTTCCTATATGTTCTTTATTTCTTTTTAGTTCTTCATATACTTTTATAGCTTCTTCTGGATTGTTTATGTATTTATTTATCTCTTCTTCCATATTTACACCTTACTTATAAATTGGAAATCTAGCTACAATCTCTTTTGGTGTTTCTATTTCTTTTGTTTCTAGCCATTCCCTAAATTTCTTTTCACAGGTTTTGCACAAATCAAAATCTTTTTTATAAACAGGATTTCTATATGTATTTTTGCAGTATCGATTTATTCCTACGAAACCTTTTTGACCTATATATGAAATTTCATTTCCACATTTATCGCATATATACTTTGATTTCCATCTTCCTTGTCCTATATTCATATATCCTCCCTTGTAACGATTTTCAATGTTAACTCTGGATATTTATACTCAAACATCTTTTGTTTCAATCTAAACACTTCTGTTTTTATCCCTTTTGTGTCCTCTACAATAACCTGTCCATTTTCTTCATAAACGAAGTCTGCTATGTACTTTATTTCTTGATAAGATTTATTGTTCTTTCTAAATCTTTCCTGCAACACAAATGGAACTTGTAATCTTAAGTTTTTAATCTGTTTTGCCCTTTCTAGTAGTTTTAATTGCTTATACCTTTCACTTTCTAGTACCGATTGAAATTTATATCCATCAATTACTGTTTCAATGTTTCTATATTTACTCATTTTTTACCTCTACACATTTCATATCTTTTATTACTCTTGGTTTATATGTTCTTATTTGTTTATTTCCTTCAAGAGTTTTTAAATTTTTCAATACTTGAATAATATCGCCAACAATTAGTTTGTTGTTATATTTATCAGTAAATCCCTTCAACGTCATAACTTTTGCCAGTTCATCTTTATAGTCTCTTCTTTCTCTCAGAACATCTCTTAAAACAACTGCTACTTTTGTTAATTCAACTGCATTTAAATTTCCTAATTCTAGTTCATGAAGAAGGTCATTTCTTTCAAGTTCTACTCTGGAAATTTCTTTTTCTAAGTCTCCTTTCAGCTTATCTATATTTTCGAAAAAGTTCTTCATTGCTACTAGAAAGTCTTCTTCTTGTGTCATATATTGATTTTCTCCTGTATTCCTAAGTTTATTTTTATCTGCCTTATGCTATCCTGTGCAGTAGGAAGATAAGGGCATTTTGCAGGTTCTTCCCAATCTATCTCAGCTAGTCCAACACAACCCCTACATCTTCCTTGCTCTATTGCCGATTTACACGGCTCTTTTAGTAGTCTTTTCATAAGTTAATCCTCGTCAATCATTTTCCAAAACTTTTCTGCACCATAATCATTAATTAGTATTTTTCTTAATTCTTTTAGTTCAATTTCTTCTAAGTCTTGTATATTATGTTCTTCACAGAATTTGTTTGTTCCAAAGGAACAAGCTCCTGTGATTGCTCTGTATTGACTTCTAGTCACTTTTCCAGTTTCTTTTACCTTTTTAACTATTTCCTTAGTATCTACACTTCCTATTTTTTTAAAATTTAGATCTTCTACAGCCTCTCTTACTGAATAAGCATGTGCTGATAATTTTCCTTCTTTTGCGATATATATTTCTCCGTCTTCGTCTAATATATAATCCATATCTATAGCTTTAATTATTGTTATATTGTCTCTTTTCTTTTCTGAAATTTTTATCGTCCAAATCCCATCAAAACAATCTACTGGGTAAAACTCCTTTTTGAATAAAGTGTAATATGTATTTTCTTTAAGTATTTTTCCTTTATGATCCTTATATTCTTTATTTCCTATTTGTGCTGATTTTACAAAATCAGGTATAATATTTCCTTCTTCATCTTTCTTGTACTCGGCTAAAGAAATCCATGTACCTTTTTTAGCTTTTATTATTGAGTTCCAACCACAAGCAAAACCTATTGAGTTCGCTCCGCTTATATCGATTTGTGCTCCGTCTCCACTTGAGCCAATTTGTGCTCTGTATCCACTTGAGCCAATTTGTGCTCCGTCTCCACTTGAGCCAATTTGTGCTCCGTCTCCACTATTATCGTTAAGTTCTCCCTTACTGTTTTCTTTTACGTTTTTTATAAAATCTATAAGTTTTTCTGTAAAATCAGAAATTAACTTAACTCCTAATTTTTCTATTAATCCTTCAAAAAAATCAAACATATCTTTTTCTCCTTATCTTGTAAAATGTTCTATATTTTCACTTATGTCATCTACTAAGCTGTATCTCTTATAAGTGACCGTTTCTCCATATCTATTTGTGCTTGTTTCCCATTCTGTTTTAAATTCGTGTCCTTCCTTTTTTAGTTGGTCTATTCTCGCTCCTAGTTGCGTGATACCTAAGTCTGAATATGCCTCCCAACTGGAAATAGAACCAAATTCTCTTATGTAGTTTATTATTCTATCTTTTTGAGTAATCTTCATTTATATCACTCCTTTACTATAATCTAGCCATTTTCTCATAGTTATCAATTATTAATTCTAAATCTTCTTTTGCTTTTCCTTTTCTGAAACCAACCATTATACTTGGTGGTGTTGGTATTTGTTTTTTTACTGGTCTCCAAATATGAAGGCAATATGGCATATTATCAACGTAATCTTCTTTCTTAGGGTGCACTTGCATACAAACCTCATCATCTCTCCAAAATATATTTTTCATATAGCACATTTGCTCCCATGTCGGACAACATACAGGGGTAGATACTGACAAATGTTCAAAATCACACCCATTACTAAATATAAAATTTAATGTTTCACTGTATCTTGTATCTATTTTTGGTTTTCCATTTTTATAAATCACTTTGAAAACTGTTCCTGCAAAACCATCTTTGCCTTCTTTTTTTATTTTTAAACCTGTTGTTTTCTTTATTTCTTCAATGTCTCTCATATCATCTTACCTTTCTTCTTCAATCTCTTTCTGCCATTTTCTTTTTTCTCTTGCTCTGTTGTATTTACAATCATCTCTTGTTTCAAAAAACATTGCTTTTATCGAAAACGGCAATTCTAGTTCTTCTACAAAAACAACGTCACACTTAACACTGTCTTTGTATTTTTGAAATAACTTATTCATCTCTTCTTGTGCTTTTGGAGATTGCTTATTAAACCATGCGTGATTTTCTGCAGATAACAATGCCCCATTTTCTACAGTAACTGTACCACCGTTTCGCTTTTCTTTAATGTGATGGTAAGTCAAGGATTTCATGCGTTTATACTGACCTTTTGATGTATATCTACGAGGCTCGTCCTCTTGTCTTAGTTTTAACTTTTCGATAAAACATTCTGCACCGTATAATTCAATTAATTTCTCTTTCGCTTTTTTATTGCTCATAAGTTATCTCCTAAATCTGACTAATTAATAGCTGTTGTTCTTCTTCGCTTAGCAATTCAAATTGTGAATCCTCTCTTAATGCCTTCACATTTTTTACATACTCACTAAAATTTTTTCGATTCGCGCGTTTATATTTATTAAATAAAAATAAATATATATTCTTATCATTCTTGTTTGTGTTCACTTGTTGTTCAGTTGTTGTTCGTTTGTTGTTCATTTGAGTTTCAATTTGTTGTTCACTTTGTTGGTACTTGTCCCAGTTAACTATTGTTATTAGTGAGTTTTTATTACTTGTTTGTTGTTCAATTTGTTGTTCACTTTTGTACTCATTTATTATTCGAAATATTTTACTTTCTGAAATTTTTAATTTATCTGCTATGGACTTTCTTCCAGTAATTAATTGACCGGGTTTTAATGTTATTTTTTCTCCTTTAAAAAGAGCTGGCATTTCTTTATGTGTCGCATTTAATAGTAAATATATCCAGACAGCTAAATAGTCGCTATCTTTACATATAATTGGATTATCTAATATTTTTCTATGTATTTTTATCCAGCCTTCCATTGTTTCTCCTTTCGTATTAAGAAAGGGTTAAACATCTTTGTGCTTAACCCCAGTTGTATTTGCTATATATTAATTTTC